GTTGACCCGGCCACGGAGAAAGTCGCAGTTTGACCAGTGAATCGGATCTGCGCGGCCCATCCCCCAACGCCGTTTTGGTATGTCGCGTCGGCTGTGCGTGCGCACTTTGCGCGCAGGTACGTGGTCGAATACTGCTCGAAGAAGACAGAAGCACCAAGGCCAAAAACCTTGAAGTAGCGGGCGTTACTGCCAGTCCAGTAGCGGTATTCCGTAACCGCAGGGGCGGCCACGCCGGCAGTCACCGTGACGCCGGACGCCAAGGTGATTGGCCCCCGATACGGAGCATTTGCGCGGCTTGCCGACAATGCCGCGTACAGGACGCCACTTGCAGCGCTGGGGGAGGGCTGCCCGGTCAGCGGGAAAAACTTCTCACTCCCGTCCGGGTCAACGATGCCGACGATGTCGTTGGTGGCAGAGTCGTACAAGAACGGCGTGCCTGATTTTTTGTAGGGCATGGGGTTTACCTCGTCAAGTTGTTTGGGCGCCGGATCAGACCGTCGCGGGGTTCACGGTGCCGTAGCCCATCAGACCGTTCATCACGTCGCCAAGGCCCTGCATGTCGATCTCGCTGGCAACCTTGGCGCTGTCCACCACTGCGGGCATGGCAGCGGCTTGCTGTTGGGCTTGCGCTGCTTGCGCCTCGGCTTGCATGCGCTCTTGCACCACGTCGTCGGGCACGATGATCTTGGGGTTGATCCCGTAGGCGTTGCCCAGGTCGTCCACCACTTGCAGCGGGTCGATCTTGTGACGAGCCTCGGGCCACAACTGGGCCAACTGCATGACCGACGCAACCGTGCGGTCGATGCTCTGCGTTGCAACGGCGCGTTGTGCCTGTGCGAGCACCGAGATGAATTCGACGTTCAGGTCCAGCCCTTCCAACTCGGGAGGGGCCGGGGGCAGGATGCCGGCTTGTACGCAGCGCTCGAACGTGATGTCGATCAGTGGTGACAGCAGCTCGTTGTGCAAGCGCTCCAGTACGGGCCCGAGCATGAGGAGTTTTTCCTGGTGGCGTTCTGCGACCTCGGTGGCCGTGATACCGCTGCGAGTATCGTTTGCCAGCATCAGGAACAGGTCGGCGTAGTACGCGCTACGGATGCGCTCGCGCACGTCTTGGATGTCACCAAGCAAGTGCTGCAAGTTGAGGTTTACCTCGAACGCACTGCGCACGCCCGTGCCTTGGCCCATGCTGTCCACATAGAACACGCCGCCCGGCAAGCGCGAGCGGGCAGCCTCTTTGTACTTCGTTGGTACTTGCAGAGGCGGGTTGACCTGGTAGTCGATGCCCTGCCCTTTGCGAAGCTGTTGGTGCTGCAACTGCTTGACATCGCCCAAGCACTCCATGCCGGGACTAGTGCCGTAGACGTCGTTGCCCGTGACCACCCAGCGGGGGCACAGGGCGGGAAACCGGTCAAAGCCCGATTCGCCGAGGAACTTGTCGGCATTGTCCCGGCCCGGTTCCATGTAGATCGAGGCAAAGCGCTTGTTCTTGCCGTCTTGCTTTTGAAAGTCGCGGTCTTTGCGTGGCTCGACCAAGTGGATCACGTCAACCCATTGGTCATACGCACCCTTGGCAAAGAGGTTTTGTACCGTGGTCGAGCAATTCTCACGACCAAACTGCTCGACCATCTGACCGACTGTCATCTGGAACTCACGACACAGCGTGTTGACCTCGCCCTTGTGGTTGGTCGCAACCGCGTACTCGCCAACGGTCAGAGGGTGGTTGTGGATGACGTTGTCGAAGTCGGGCATGACGATCGAGGCCGCCGTGCCGAAAAGGCCCAGTTCTTCGTAGATCGTGTGCAGTGCGCGGTAGGTGTTGCTCGCCGCAAAGATCGAGCGCAGCAGGGTCGCTGTGTCGTGCAGCCAGGCTTTGACCGAGGCGAACTCCATCAGATCCTTGTCGCGGATCTCCAAGCGGAACCATGGGCGGGCCGGGCTGGTGACGCCAGACATCAAGCCCGCAGCGAGCGTGCGCGAGGCAAACACCGCCGTGTTGTCAATGATGTGGTTTGCCCGCTTGTCGCCCTTGTTGCGGTCGGTTGCAACAAAGCGCCCCGAGCGGGGCTGCTGGTACTCGCTGATCTCGCGCCAGTGGGTGATCCACGAGGAGCGCTCAGACCACAGCGCAGCCTTGCGTGCAAGTGCTCGCTGTCGGCGGTTGATCGGCGTGTCGTCCATTACTGACCCAGCAAAGAGGTTTTACCGGTTGCCACGGTGGGCACGCCCGACGGGCTGGTCAGCAGCGAACCGCCCACGATACCTGAGCGCGCCTTCTTGGCGCTGTCCTTCAGGTTGGTGATGTCGGGCTGCTTGGCCTCCTGAGGCGCAGGTGGGGGTGCAGGGACGTCTGGGGCAGAACACATGAGGCGGACTCCGTTGAGGATGCCCGCATTGTGTCGGCGCCTTGGAACTACACGGACACGCCTACGCGTAGGGGTTCCATTCGAGACATGGGTTATCTGGTTCAGCCATAGCGCGGATGGCTCGCACCTTGGGGTAGTCGATCTGCGCCAAGATCACCGCCGTGGCCCGGTCAGGGCTTCGCCCAACGCGCTCGATGATCTGGTCGCGCGACTCGACCTTGATGGTCATGCCCGACAGCTCCCAGCGGGGTGCGCATAGCTCCTTGGCAAGCTCAGGATCGGGCGGCAATGCGATGCCGTTGTCGGCGTTGGGGTCCAGCAACTCGCGGAACTGCCACCACAGTTGGCTGCGCAGGTTGAAAAACGACAGGCGCCCAGAGCGGTCCATCGCGTTGGCCTTCTCGGCGACGTTGATGCCATGCACGTCTTGGCCTGCGTTGACCAGGATGTCGTAAGGGCTGGCGCCCACACCGATCACGTCGAGCATGATGGGTGCGTGGTCGCGCCGCTCTGCGATCACCAGGCCTGCAACCGTGTTGCCGTCTGGGGTCTCCTTGCCGGGGTGGATCTTGAGTTTGTCAAACCACAGGTCGGTCTCGGGTGTCTTGTGGCGTGTTGCCAGCGTGGTGTTGTCCCGTCCGCCCCGAGCCACGTCCACACCCATCGCCATCATCTCACCGCGTGGTGTGCGCTCTTTCCAGCGTGCTTGGGCGATCTCGACCCACTTGGTCGGGATGACTTGCCACGGGTCATCCTCCATGCCGGCCTCGAAGTCGCCAAGCAGCATCTGGCTGCGCAGTGGCTCGGGCATGGCCTGCAACTGCGCCATGTAGCCTGTTGAGACCAGGAACGGGTTGTCGGTGATGCGCGAGGGGATGAATGTGCGCGACTCGGGCTTGATGATCTCCTCGGGGCGATAGTCAAGCGGGTCGAAGTCGTAGCAGCGCTCGTCGTGGACGATCACGAACGGCGCACCGTTGTCGTCCAAGATCCAGACGTCTTTGCCTGTCTTGGGGTCAACGTAGACGTAGCGCAGCTTACCCGGCTCGGTCGGGTAGAGCGCGTGCTTCTTGTCGAGCCACGGGGCAAAGAAGTCGATGACCCATCGGCCTTCGGCAGTGGTCGGCGGGTTGAACGTCAGCAGCGTGCGCGTGCGCTGACCTGGGCGAGTGGTGCGCACCCATCCCTTGAGAAAGCGCACTTGCATCTCCAAGAAGTTCGCAGCCTCGTCAACGACCAGCAAGTCCTTGGGGCGCCCTTGGTACTTGGTCTCGTCGCCGAGGTTGGGCACCGAGTTGAACTCGACCTTGAGGTCTCGCCCGTCGTCCCAGTACACGGTCGGCTTGCCGTTGATGTTGTCGCGGCTGCCAACGATCTCGGCCAAGCGGTCGATGATGCCCACCAACTGCGGACCCTCGCGGCGAAACATCTGCGCACGGTGGTGCTGGTTGAGCGCCATGCCGATCGCCAAGTCGGTCTTGCCCCCACCCGCTGCCCCGCCAAAGCCGATCACGTCGGCAGTGGACTCGTAGGCCATCGTCTGAGGGCCGGGCAGCGGGCGCCATGTGTACTCGGCGATATCCGCCTCGATCAACTCGGCAAGTTCATCGCGCTCTGTGGGTGTCAGGTAGCGCTCAAGCTCCTGGGCTTCGCGTGGCGTCAAGCCAAGTCCCCAAACTCATCGAGCAGTTTGCGCTCCTCGGCAGCCAACTCCTTGCGGCGCTGTGCCAGGGCAAAGAGCTGCGCGGCGCGTGCGCTGCGCGCTGTCTCGTCCACCGCCTTGATCGGGCCCCCATCCGCGCCAGTGACCTCGGTGCGGTCCGAGTAGACCTTCTTGCGTCGACCTTTGAGGAAAAGGCTCAGGAGCGCGTCGGAGTGCTTGCGGGTGGTCAGGGGTACGGGCTGGCCCTGTTCGTCGAGCACAGGGCGAAATGACTCGTCTCCCGCCTCATCGACGATGCGTTCGTACACGTAGCACAGCCGGCCCTTGTCGATCACGGGCTCCTCGTAGCCCACAACGGCGCGTCGGAAGGCCTCCTGCTCGGCGCGGTCAATGCCGGCTTCCATGGCTTCCTCGAACGCCGCTGCAAAGTCCTGATCGGCCTGACGACGCTGCCAAGCGACCGTGCGACTCACCCCAGCTGCCCGGCACGCGTGGGCGATGACAGGGACGTTGCGCAAGGCCTCCAGGAAGACCTCGGTCCAGTCGTAGGGTTTTTGATGGATGTAGGACATATCAACGAGTGTAAATGCTTTATCGCCGTTTGATGGACACGGCAGCGATTGACTGCCCTCGGCGCTCGCCGTGCAGGATCTTCCAGATACAACCCTTGGTGACGTCCATCTTGTCGGCGATGCACTGCAAGGACAGGCCAGCGGCGCGAAGCTCGAACACCAGGTCCACCTCGGCGTCGGTGAGCTTGGCGCCAGGATGCGACTCGCCGATCAGTCGGCCCGACTCGTTTTTGTAAACGCGCTGCATGTCGATCCCTTTCTGCAAACTTTGCGTAAAAGTTAGCTTCCATACGAACGTGCAAAATTTTGCGTGTTCATCGGCCAACGCGCGAACGTGCAAAATTTTGCTTGTAACGCTGTAACGGTTGTGACGCTCATTTCCTAACCTTTCCCCGCGCACGCCCTCGCCCTCGCGCCCTCCCGCCTTCTATCTACTACTATCCTTATATAGAGAGGAAAGAGTTACAGCGTTACACAGCTCCTAAGTTGTTGATTTTATTAGGCTAAATCTGTAACGCTTAAAGCGTTACACGAAGCGTTACAAGCCTCCAAACCAGCGTTACACCACGCTCTTTTCGGCACTCCGTCGATACGTGCAGTTTTTTGCACGTAGCCGAACGTGCGCAAAATTGCAGATACGCGTTTTTGCGCAAGTCGGTCCTGGTCTTTCAACTGAATGCGTAACGCTCCCGCCAACACGTCAGACGTGGTAAACGCCGTGTGCTTCTTTGCAGGGCCTTCCCCGAATTCGTCCTCTCCGTTCAACCACGCATACACCGCAGACTCCCAAGAATCTTCCATCGTGTATTTGTCGTGTTCGACCCCGGCCAGGTGTTCGGCTTCCCACCACATGACGCCGTGCTTTGAAAACAGCACAGCCCCCTCCGCCCAAAGCTGCTCACGAGCGGCCACAATACCCTCGACGTCGGCCTTGGTAATGTGCAGCGGTAGCCAGCGGCGATTACCCGTTTCGTCGGCAAGAATGTCCGTTCGGTTCGTGGTTCCAATGAACACCAGGCGACGGGCGAAAGTTGTGGAGAACTCCTTGTATTTGGGTATCCACTTCTCGATCTTGCGCACAACAAACTTCTTGATCCACTCGATTTGACGGGTGTGCAGGCCCGACAGTTCGGCCACTTCACCCACCAAGGCGCCGCGAAGCGAGCGCACGGTGTCGTCCTCATCCTTGTCAAAATCCAGCTCGACGAAGAACTCGGGCGCGGGGCTCAACGCCTCGATCGAGCTGGACTTCCTCAGCCCTTGATCGCCTTCGTAGATCGGCACCATGTCTGCCTTGACACCCGGCTTGAGAACGCGCCCGGCCAAGGCAGACCACATGTAAAAGCTCACCGCACGGGTATATGGCGTGTCCTCGCACCCCATGAACGTCGTCAAGAACTTCTCGACACGGGGTACGCCGTCCCACGTCAGCGAGTTGATCCACAGCTTGGCGGAGTCGTAGATGTTCTCGGCAGCGACCAAAACGCAGGCGTCCCGCGCAAGCTCTTTGGGGGCGGATTTGAACCCGACCGACTCCAAGCCCATGCGAATACTGACGGTGTCGGCGTCTGTCATCGGGCGCCACGCCAGATCGGTGCCGGGAGGGGCAACCGTGATCTCGTCGCGGAACTCATCGTAAGCAACCTGCATGCCCACCAGGTTCGGGCGGCGCACAGCCAAGACGGTGTTGGTTACGGTGGGCTCAATCTGGCCTTTGCCGTCACGCTTGAACGCGGGTAACTCATCGGGCGTCGGGGTGACTTGGCACGCGTCGAACTCGGCGACGATGTGATCGGTAAACCCGTGACGGTGCGCGACGGTAAACAGGTACTCGACTGGCGTCGCGTTATCGACGCCGAGCTTGATGGAATCGTAGGGGCCGTCGAATTTACCCTCGTCATAGGAGGGGTGTTGCATGGTCCACTGGCGCGCAATCTCCTTGTCCCCGCCCCCTTCCTTGTAGGCACACATCAGCCTAAACCACTCGTCCCGATTGTCGATCTCGTTGGGGATGGCCCACAAGGCGCGATCTAGCAGCGTGCGCTCTACAGCGGAGGCGACGGCAGTTGTGCGTGCTGGGCGCTCTACGTGTTCGACCGGTCGGCTTACCGGCCATGACATCCCGATCGCGGCGTCCTTACCCATCGGCTCCATGCCGAGCAGCGGCTCCAGCGGCTCAGACTTACCTGCCAACGGAAGAATGAACTGGTTGCCGAACCCGTCAGGCGCAACGCTGTCCTGCTTTGGGAAAACCTCAATCTGCCCCCGAGACACGCCGCCCGTGCCGTTACTGAACCCAGCATCGGCCAAGGCGTTTGTGAGCGCCAGGCGCACGCTGTATGCGTCTTGCGGGGCGTCCCATAAGACGTAAACGTGGATGCCATTGCCGCCCGACGAGCGGAAGCAAACGGGTTCCATGCCGTGCTTGCTCAAAGCCTCGACAACCTGCAACGCGGCGTCCGCCATCTGCTCCCAGGTGCTCTCACCCTTGTGGCTGTCGAGGTCGAGCAAACCGACCATTGTCACTGACTCACCGGCCTTGATGGGGCAAACCCCACGCGCCGGCCCGCCGTTAAGGTGCTTTGCCAAACGATCCGGGGTCAACGGTTCCCGTGTCCAACCCATGCCTTTGGGGCCTTTTGTTGCCGTAACGTCAGTGCGAACACGTTGCACAAGCGGCTCAAGCACCGCCATGAGTTCCTTGTGGGCGGTCATGCCAAGTCCCCCAGAAACTGCTCAAGCGCACGCTGTATGCGCACCTTGGCGATCGCCATGTACTCCGGGGACATCTCGCAACCCACGAACCGGAAGCCTTCGCCCACGGCCGCCTTGCCCGTGCTCCCAGAACCCATGAACGGGTCCAAGACAACACCACCGGGCGGGGTAACCAAGCGGCACAGGTAGCGCATGAGCTCGGTGGGCTTTACAGTGGGGTGGCTGTTGCGCCGAAGATCACGCGATACTCCGCTTTCTGCTTGTTCTTCCGTCCTCACCTTTGTCGCTGTATTCAGTCCGTCGCCGTATGCGCTGTTAGCCGGTTTCGCCTCAAACCCTTCCAACCCCTCATCCCGATCCGACTTGCTCGCCTTGGCGCAGTAGAAGAAGCGGGCGGCCTCGCCCAGCAGGTCGGCGGGCTCGCTGCCGTCGTGGATCAGGTTGGCGGGCCAGCGGCCGGGCGGCGTGTCGGGCACCTTCTCGCCCATCTGATATTCACCGGGCCGGTAGCCCATCTCGGACAGCTTCGCATTGCGCCGATCGACGCCGCTGGGCGTGGTGTTTTGGAAGTCGCCCACCCTGCACCCGTCGATGTTCAGCGCGCCCGTGCCGTGCACCAGCACATTGGCCGCCACGGTGCCCACCAGCGGCTTGCGCGCCACGGTGATCGGCTCAAGGGCGGGCTTGAGAGCGGTGCCCCAGCCTTGCCATTGGCGGGCGGCATCGGTGGCAGGGGCGGTGAGCTTTCCTTGTGCCTCTGTTCGGGCGGGGTCATGCCGCCAAGGCCGGTCCCAGCCCTCCCCAGCAGGGTCAATTGCGCTGCGTGCGCTAAGCACCGTTTTCCCGTCAGGACGCATTTTGTCGCCAATCACCTCCCGCTCTGCCCCCGCCGCCTTGTCGATGGCCTTGCTTACGTCTAGGGACTTCGGGAACCCACTGCCGTACACCCAGGCGATCATGTCGCGGATCTCGAACCCTGCGTCTTCGATGCGAACGGCCATGCGGTGCTGCGTGCGTGTTCCTGCGAACGCAAGCAGGTGACCGCCGGGCTTCAGCACGCGCAGGCACTCGGCCCAGATCTCTGAGGATGGGACGTCGTAGTCCCACTTCTTGCCCATGAAGCTCAGGCCATAGGGCGGATCTGTGACGATGGAATCGACGGAGGCGTCCGGCATGACGCGCATTGCCTCAAGGCAATCCCCCAGGCGAAGATCAACTGACATTTGGCGATGTCTTTCTGCTAAAAAGCAAAAATCCCTAGTCTGGATAGCGAGGCGCCAACCCACCGTGCCTGTACACGGTTGCTACCCAGACTAGGGATTACAGGGTGAAAATGAGTTGGCTCTACGAGTTTAGCACACAGTAAAGTCCAACCAAGCACTTACGAACGTGGCGGCGACTTGCGGGACGATCGCGTTACCGTAGGCGCGCAGTCGTCCCACTCGGGAGGGAGCCCCATGAGCCAGCGGGAATGTGCCGGGTTCAACTGGCCGCCACTTTCCATCTCGGCATCCGAGCCAATCAGCATCTCGCCAGTGGTCGTTAAGCGGGCCGGTCCGCTCACCAGCATCACAAAATCGTTCAGGTTGCTCCCGTGTCGGGTTTCCCCCATTGCCCTCTTTGCCTGCCCTCCCCCGCTGCTGTCCATGGCTTGCGGTGTCGGCCAGCCCGCCAGCCACACCACCCGGCCCAGCAGCGCATTTAGCGGAACGCTCACCTTCGGATTGCCCCCATCCTTCCAGTCGCGCGTCGTGGGCGTCGGCCACCCAGTACAGTCGCTGTCTGATGTGCGGCGCACCGACGCCCGCAGCGCACAGATCGGCTGCCCCAGCGGCGTAGCCCGTTGCTTCCAGGTCAGCGCGTACAAGGTCGAGCCAAGCAAGACCGTCCTTGCTCGCAACCTGCTCTCCAAAGACGATTGGAGGGCGGCACTCGCCGATGAGGTGGTGGAATGCGGGCCACAGGTGCCGCTCGTCAGCAAACCCAACGCCTTTGCCTGCCGAGGAGAAAGGCTGACAAGGGCAGCTACCTGTCCACACTGGTCGCTCGTCAGGCCATCCAGCAAGTCGTAAAGCTCGGGACCAGACACCGATTCCTGCGAAGAAATGGCACTGCGTGAACTCGCGCAACTCGATGGGGTGGACGTCTTCGATACTTCGCTCATCGACAACGCCATCGGCGATGTGCCCGGCTGTGATGAGGTTTCGCAGCCATTGGGCTGCGCAGGGATCGACCTCGTTGTAATAGGCTGGCATCTCATACTTTCAACAAACCACACACCGCGACTGCAAGAATCGCTCAGAGAAAACAACCTCCCCGCGCAAGCGGGCAAGCATGGTGTACTCGCACGTCCACCCCTCGGCATCGTGACGCACAAGCGTGATCACGTTGCCACTTGGCAGCATCAGGCGAATACCTAGGCGTAAGGTCATGGCTTGCCCTTTCGCATGGCTGCGTCGATTGCGGCGCCTAGTGCCTGCTCAGTGAGTTTCGGGTCAATGATTAGCGCAAGCCCGGCTTCGTAGTTGTTGCAGTCTGCCAGCCACCGATACCGCTGCGCATCCACCGCATCGCCAGAGCTCAGGGCTGCTCGGGCAGCAACGGCCTCGGCTATTTCGGCAGTCGGCAGGGCGAGGGCTTGCCTTGCGATCTGTCCGATACGGTCCAGTGCAGCCGATGCGTCAACCGAGTGATTGGTTGTGTCGTCAATGTGGCTGATGGCCTGCAACGCCTCGCGCAGCTTTTGGTTTTCAG